CTTGACCTCAAACCAACCGGTTGGTTCTCAGAAGATGTGTGGGTTCGTGGCGTTGCTGACTTGCTTATAGTTGACGACGATAACTTAACTGCTTGGGTCGTGGACTATAAGACAGGTAACAACAAGTACCCTGATCGGGAGCAACTCAAACTCATGTCACTCATGGTGTTTGCACATATGCCCCACATTCGGAAGATCAACTCGGCTTTGTTGTTTGTGGTCAAGGAAGATTTTGTAAAGCACAGCATGACTTTGGAACAAGCTCCGAGTGAGTGGTGGCAATACAGACAGCGCATCGCTAGAATTGAAGAAGCCCATGCAACAGGCACGTGGAATCCAAAATCATCTGCGCTGTGCCCGTGGTGTCCGGTGACTACTTGTGAATTTCATCCAAAACATTAAGGAGTAAATATGGCAACCAAACGTAAGTCAAGCGCAGAAAAGATTGCGTACAACGAGAAGTATGAATCAAGTCCTAAAGAAATTAAGAAGCGTGAGGAAAGAAACAAAGCCCGCGCTCTTGAGATGCGACTTGGCAAAGTCAAGAAGGGGGATCAGAAGGAAGTCGATCACATCAAGATGCTTGACGCCGGTGGCAAGAACGTTGCCAAGAACTTGCGGGTAGTACCCAAGAGTGTTAATCGAAGTTGGCGTGATGAACACGGCAACATCTACGGCAAGAACAAGAAGTAAGAGAGAAGCAAATGGAAATTGTAGAAAACAAAGCGCTGTTATTTAAGACACGCAACCCTGAGAAGTATGGCGTTATACCGAAGCACAAGGTATTTGAAGATGAAGATGGCTACAAGGTAGCCGTCTACTGGGGACTTGAAGAAGCACGCGTGCTCAAGAACTTGGGCGTTAAGAACGTGCCGTCCCCCATCAAGCGCAACTACACATGGCCCGGTCGCTTCACGCCCATGCAACACCAGATCGAGACGTCATCGTTCTTGACTCTACATCGCAGAGCCTTTGTGTTCTCAGAGCCCGGTACTGGCAAGACGCTATCTGCTTTGTGGGCAGCCGACTATTTGATGAACATTGGGCATGTGCGTAGGTGTTTGATTCTTTGTCCGCTCTCCATCATGACCTCGGCTTGGCTATCAGACTTAAACAACAGTATCATCCATCGCTCTGCCATTGTCGCGCACCATACGCAGGCTACCCGCAGGATTGAGATGATCCAACAAAACTATGAGTTTGTAATCACCAACTACGATGGGTTGAACTTGGTTGCAAATGAGATTAACAACAACGGCCAGTTCGATCTCGTTATTGTTGACGAAGCAAACGCGTACAAGACAGTGACCACCAAGCGTTGGAAGGCACTCAAGTCAATCATTCACCCCAACACACACCTGTGGATGATGACCGGTACGCCTGCGTCCCAGTCTCCTGTCGATGCCTACGGCCTTGCCAAGCTCGTCAATCCAACCAACGTGCCTATGTTCTTCACAGGGTGGAGAGACATGGTTATGAACAAAGTCACGATGTACAAGTGGGCGCCCAAGCCCGAAGCAAAAGACTTGGTGCACGAAGCCTTGCAACCTGCGATCAGGTTTACCAAAGAGCAATGCTTGGACTTGCCCCCCGTGATTACCATGACGCGCGAGGTACCACTTACACCGCAACAAGCCAAGTACTACAACCTGCTCAAAGATCAAATGCTTGTACAAGCGGCAGGGGAAACCATTAGTGCCGTCAATGCGGCGGCATCTGTATCCAAGTTATTACAGATCAGTTGCGGTGCAGCATACACCGATGACAAGGAGATCGTGGAGTTTGACGCCACGCCAAGGCTTAACGTGCTCGAAGAAATATTGGAAGAGACTAATCGTAAAGTAATAGTTTTTGCTATGTTCCGATCAGTTATTGATTCAATATACAACCATTTACTTAAACACAACATAAGTGTTGACTTCATCAACGGCGCAGTTAGCCCAACAAAACGCTCGGATATTATCCGCAGGTTTCAGAATGAAGATAGCCCACGCGTACTGGTTATGCAACCGCAAGCAACGGCGCATGGAATCACCTTGACAAGAGCTGACACCGTGGTATTCTACGGACCCCTGATGAGCGTAGAGCAGTACACGCAAGCGATTGCAAGGGCTGACCGCAAGGGACAAGACTCAGACAAAGTAACTGTGGTGCACATACAAGGCTCACCCATTGAGAAGAAAATGTTCAAGGCCTTGGAAAGTAAGGTGAGTGATAACCACTTAATCACTCAAATGTTTGAAAACGAAATCAGTATAAATAAGGAGTTGCAATGAAATAAATAACTGCTACAATGTCTAACCCTTGACAACATAAATAAACGAAAGAGAGAAACAAATGGAAGTCGAAACAGAAACTGTACCACTTGAAAAATTAGTTAAGATTTATCGCAAGATAAAAGAAAGAGTCGACACTCTTACCAAAGAGTACGACACGCAACTTGAAGAACTCAAAGCACAACAAGAGGAAATTAAGTTTGCGCTCAAAGACATGATGAAGTCCGGCGGGGTTTCATCATTAAAGACTGCCTACGGCACTGTCAGTTTGATTAACAAGACCAAGTATTCAACTAACGATTGGGATTCATTCAAGACCTTTGTGGTCGAGAACCACGCAGTCGATCTGTTGGAGAAGCGTATTGCCCAATCTAACATGGCGCAGTTCCTTGCAGAAAATCCCGGTGCAGTTCCTCCGGGCTTGAACTCCATCACGGAGTACGAGATTCGTATCACAAAACCATCAAACTGAAAGCATGTCACATGAGTAACATATCTGTATTTAATCCTGCAAACGTACCTGCCTTTGCACAAACAGGCGAGCTATCTGAAACAGCCAAAGCCCTCATGGGTGGCGCACTTGGTAGCACATCCAAACGTATCTCCATCAAAGGCGGTGTGTTCCGCTTGGTTGCCGGTGGCAAAGAGATGGCCTCGATTGAAGAGCGCCACCTTGATGTTATCGTTATTAAAGCGGCCCCCAAGGTTAGCCGTATCTTCTATGCAAAGTCATACGATGGCGACAACATCACAGGCCCAGACTGCTGGTCTAACGATGGCGAGAAACCCGACGCTTCTATCAAAGCGCCACAAGGTCAAACCTGTATGTCTTGCAAACAGAACATCGCCGGTTCAGGCCAAGGTAATAGCCGTGCTTGCCGTTACCAACAACGCTTGGCTGTAATGCTTGCCGATAATCCCGATGAAGTTCTACAGTTGACTTTGCCTGCCACATCTGTGTTTGGTAAAGAAGACGGTGACAAGCGCCCACTACAAGCCTATGTTCGTCACCTCGCATTGGCGTCTCCTCCCGTTGACGTTGAGAAGATTGTGACCCGCATGAAGTTTGATACCAAGGCTGAGTCTCCCAAACTGTTCTTCTCTCCTGTGCGTTGGTTGTCAACTGTTGAGTTTGAATTGGCTAAAGCCAAGGCTAACACCAAGGAAGCAGACGACGCTATTCGCATGACCGCTTCACAAACAGATGGCGTCAAAGCTAAACCCGCTTTGGCATTGCCCGGCAAGCCCCTCGTTGAAGACGACGATGTGGAAGAAGCACCCAAGCCAAAAGCAAAGGTGAAAGCAGAGCCTGTTGAAGAAGATACGAGCGAGCCAGAGATTCGCAAAGAGTCGGCAAAGCCAAGCGCTGTGCCTGCGAAGAAAGAAAAGTTGGCTGCAGTTATCTCTGATTGGGACGACGAGTAACAACAACGGGGACATTTGTCCCCATTCTAAAAATGCCATACTCAGAAAAAATCATAGACCTCGTAGCTCGTTCCCCCAAAACTCTTGGGAGCACATTGGGGCGGTGGGCTATCCACTTGGATTTTCCTGTTACCAAAATCGCTATTGCGCTAGGCGTGACCCGACAGACTGTGTACAACTGGTTTGAAGGCAAGGACGTCTTTGTAGCGTACCAAAACAGGGTAGAACTTTTAACTAAAATCATGTCGACGTCTAAGACGGCCGACGAAGCATGGAGAAGAATATGTCAGGAATACAACCTAGAACCCTAACCAACAATGAGCTTGCACGTTTTGCAGAAACACTTGTTCATCGTCCCGAGGGTATGCCAGTAGACTATCAGAAAGAATTGTTGCGACGCTTTATGCAAGCCGACATTCAAGACGCACGTCCCTACCCACAACTCGGACAGCAAGACCTCTTCAAGTAAACCCAAAGGATTGTTATGGAACCGCTAGAGTTTATGGCGGCGGTTTTGCCATCTCCGGGTAACGGACGCTTTTGCGTGGTAGAACTAACCAAGAAAAAAGAACATGTATTCGTCAATGATTTACAAGAAGCCCAAACGAAAATAAACCTGTGGAAACAGAACAACTATGATGTTTACTTTGCGCTCGGTACTTTTGGGGATGATGACAAACGCACGGCAAAAAACATGCAGATGGTCAAATGCATTGCTGTCGATGTGGACTGTAATCATCCAAAGGATATACCGGACCAAGACGGAGTCATCAAACCAAAGGCTTATCCATCCGCTCAAGCGGCAGCCAAGGCAATACTAGACTTCTGCGATGAAGTTGGGTTGAGCGCTCTTGGTAGCCCTTGGATGGTGGCGTCGGGCGGTGGAGTGCATGCATACTGGCCGTTCAAAGAGGCCGTGGATAAAGACGACTGGTTGCCTGTGGCTGAAGGATTCAAACGTCTATGTAACCAAAAGAAACTGGCGATTGATCCAACGATTACAAGCGACGCGTCCCGCGTCTTGCGTGTGCCCGATACCATCAACACCGGTGTTAAGAACAAGCGCCAAGTTAGGGAAGTCACCAATGTTCGCCTAAAGAACGAGGGGGATTTCTTTGAGTTTGACGACATCAAATCACTGGTCGAGAAGCACCTGATCGGTTCGGTCTACGAGAAAATGCCTAAGCCGCGAGCGAGCTTGGTACTACCCGGGGCTGCTCCGTTGGGGGCTACTACCCTCAAGTTGTTTGAGAACTCTGTTACCAAGTTTGGCAACATCATCAAGCGCACTGCCGAGGGTAGTGGGTGTGGACAGCTTGCGTTCTATGTGGAAAATGCCAGTGACGACGGCATGGAACCATTGTGGCGTGGGTTGCTCAGCATTGCACAGAAATGTCAGGACGGTGAGAAGGCGGCCATATGGCTCAGCAAGAAACACCCATACGATGAGAATCGTATGCACCAAAAACTTGCAGAGATTAAAGGTCCCTATCCATGTACCAAACTCGATAGTGAAAACCCCGGTGTCTGCCCCAGTTGTCCGCATTGGGGAAAGATTACAAATCCGTTAGCGTTGGGGCGTGAGACTGCCGTGACCACGGCTGAGAAAAAGATTGACGTAATTGAGAAGATCGACAACAAAGAGGAGACGAGAACTTACACAAGACCCGAAGCGCCCTATGGCTACGCCTATGGCGAACGTGGTGGAGTGTTCATGGAGAAAGATGACGAAGACGCAAACGGCAATAAAGTGAAAAAGCAAGTAATGATATTGCCCTACGATCTGTTTCCAGTAGATATTTTGCATCACGGAACAGAACACACAGTCCATATGCTTGCAATAAGATCCAATGGAGCGCAGACAATTACGTTTCCACAGAAGGCCATTGTGAGCAAGGATGAAACCGCCAAGAGCCTAGCGTCGCAAAACATCGTGAGCGCGTTTGGTTCTGGTAACGACAAAAATTTAGCTGATTATGTGAGAGCTTG